CGCCCTGTCCTACCTCAGAACTTTTTGATTGACCCTGTAGCCACTAGTGTTGATGAGGCTATGGGTGTTTGCATTGATGAGTTTGTTAGTAAGCACCAAGTCGAGCTATTGCAGGAGCAAGGTGTATACCGTGATACCTATGTAGGATCTGCGGCTCCTGATACTGACCTCGAACCCGATCAAGACATTACGATCTACAACGATGACAAGGTTCGACTCACTAAATACTACGGCCTCGTTCCTAGAGAACTTCTTAGCGAAGCTATGGATGAGGAAGTTGAGGAAGAAGGTAAGTATGTAGAGGCCGTTATTGTTGTTGCTAACGGTGGCACACTTTTAAAAGCGGAAGCTAATCCGTACATGATGGGCGACAGACCTGTCGTAGCATTCCCGTGGGATGTAGTGCCTGGACGTTTTTGGGGAAGAGGCGTCTGCGAAAAAGGCTATAACAGCCAAAAGGCTTTGGATACAGAACTCAGGGCGCGTATTGATGCACTGAGCTTAACGATTCACCCAATGATGGCGCTTGATGCAACTCGATTGCCACGAGGCGCAAAGCCAGAAATCCGTCCTGGCAAGATGATTCTTACGAATGGAGATCCCCGTGAAGTGCTTCAACCGTTTAACTTTGGTCAGGTTAGCCAGATTACGTTCGCGCAAGCCGGAGCGTTACAACAGATGGTTCAACAAGCCACCGGTGCAGTTGATTCTGCTGGCATCGCTGGACAAGTTAATGGGGAGTCAACAGCGGCTGGTATTAGTATGTCTCTTGGCGCTCTTATTAAGCGTCATAAGCGCACCCTTATTAACTTCCAACAGTCTTTCCTAATCCCATTTGTTAAAAAAGCCGCACATCGGTATATGCAGTTTGATCCTGAGAACTATCCGGTTGCGGACTACAAGTTCAATGCAAGCAGTACACTAGGCATTATTGCTAGGGAATACGAAGTTACTCAGTTGGTACAGTTATTGCAGACTATGGGTAAAGATTCACCGCTCTATACAACGCTAATCCAGTCAGTTGTAGACAACATGAACCTGTCTAACCGTGAAGAATTGTTAGCGGCAATGTCTCAGGCTATGCAACCCAATCCACAAGCACAGCAGATGCAGATGGCGGCTCAACAAGCACAGTTGCAGTTCCAGCAGTCACAAACTGCGGCCCTATCTGCACAGGCACAAGAATCTTCGGCTAGAGCGCAGAAGCTTGCGGCTGAAGCGGCGGTCGTACCGCAGGAGCTTGAGATTGACAGAATTAACGCTGTTACACGAAACTTGCGTGAAGGCGACCAAGACGACAAAGAGTTTGAACGTCGTATGCAGGTTGCTGATCGCTTAATCAAAGAAAAGCAAATTCAAGGAAAAGAGAATGTTAACCGACAGAGAATTCCAAATGCTACTGAACAGGCTCAACGCCCAAGTGGAGCCGCTCCAACGCCAAATCCAGGAACTCCAGTCCAAGGTGGAGGCCTTAACCAATGAGCAACAGGGATCCCCGACTAGAACGCGCAGGCGTAAGCGGGTACAACAAGCCGAAGAGAACCCCCAACCATCCCACTAAATCGCACGTTGTCGTTGCAAAATGTGAAGATGGTTCGATTAAAACAATTCGTTTTGGTCAACAGGGTGTAAGCGGTGCAGGCAAGAATCCTAAAACCGCTAAAGAAAAGGCTAGACGCAAATCATTTAAAGCTCGTCATGCAAAGAACATTGCAAAAGGTAAGTGTTCTGCCGCATATTGGGCCAACAAGGTTAAGTGGTGACAATATGAAAGTACCAGCACCTAAAGGCTATCACTGGATGAAATCCGGTAAAGAGTATAAGTTAATGAAAGATCCTGCGGGTGGTTACAAGCCACACAAGGGTGCATCTAAGTCAGCAGACTTTGCAGTTCAAAAAGTACATGGAGGTAAGAAGTGAAAGACAAAGACCGCACGGTTAGTTACACACCTCTTGAGTATTACTCTATGTGCGAATCGTCTAAGCGTCGTATTAAGGAAATGCAAGATCAAGGCATTCCTACTAAGTACGATGCAAAAGACAAGCCAGAAGATGTTGGTAAGATGGAATCGTTTACTGTAATGATGTTTGGTAAATAAACTAAGGAAAGCGTCATGGGATATGGAAGCAGTGCATACGGCGGTAAAAAGAAAAAGAAAGTAAAAAAGCCAAAGGGTAAGTAGTAATGCCTGACATTTTTTAAAAATCGTGCTACAAGGCACATAATCAACCAAAGAGAGATAGGAATATGACACCTGAACTTGAGGAGTACTTTACTAACTACAATGAACTGTTTAACCATGCTGGGTTTAAGCAGTTGACAGAAGAGTTAGCTAACAACGCAAGACAGTTAGCAGATCTTCAAACAGTTAAAGATCAGGAGGAGTTGTTCTATCGCAAAGGCCAGGTTGCCGCTCTAGCTACAGTAATCAACTTAGAAGCAACGATTACTGCGGCGCGAGACCAAGCCGAAGCGGAAGGGCAAGAAGAGTTAGATGTATAAGATATATGACTTCCGTTGTGAAAACGGTCATGTATTTGAAAAGATGGTAAGCAAAGGCATTACAACCAGTAGGTGCGGTTGTGGTGCCAATGCTACTAAAATGCTGTCAGCGCCTAAGTGCGTACTCGACGGATCTAGTGGGGACTTTCCAGGTCGCCACATGAAGTGGGTACGGGAACATGAAGAAGGTGGCAGAAAACGTAAATCTCCAAACGGAGTTTAATTATGTCTAGAGCAACGATGATTGATCCTCACCTCGAAGAAGAGGGGAATGCGGAAAACATCGAAAACGAAGCCGAAGAGACTCAGCAGGCTGAAGCCGTTGAGCAGACTCAAGACGCGGTAGAGACCGACACTAACAACGATATTCCAGAGCAATACCGAGGTAAATCTCTGAAAGAAGTTGTTCAGATGCACCAAGAAGTTGAAAAGGTGATGAGTCGGCACTCTAACGAGGTCGGGGAGCTTCGTAAGATAGTGGATGAGTACATTACGACTCAAACACCATCGCCAGCACCTCAACAGAATGTTGAGCCTGAAAGCGATATTGATTATTTTACGGATCCTCAAGGGGCTGTTAATAGGGCAATTGAGAACCATCCTAAGATTAGGGAGGCTGAGAGATACACTGAGGACTATAGGAAACAAGCGGCGTTAGCATCTTTGGGTAACAAACACCCAGATATGCAAACAATTCTTAAAGATCCTAAGTTCGCAGAGTGGATATCAGGTTCAAAAATTAGGACTCAATTATTTGTAGAGGCTGACCAACGGTATAATGCTGACGCGGCTGATGAACTCTTTTCTCTCTGGAAAGAAAGAAAGGTAGTTGCTCAGCAAACCGCTAATGTTGAAAAACAGGTGCGTAAGCAACAACTAAGGGCGGCTAATACAGGTAAAGCTCGAGGCAGTGCAGAGTCAACCGCAAGAAAACAGTATCGCAGGGCCGACATCATTAAACTGATGAAAACTGACCCCGAGCGTTACCAAGCCCTGTCAGGTGAAATCCTTCAGGCATACGCAGAGGGTCGAGTCAAATAATCCTATAGGAGATTGACATGGCTACTGCAACATACCCAGGCGCGGCTGGTAATACCGCGAAGACAGAAGCGGCTACGTTTATTCCAGAGATCTGGAGTGATGAAATCATTGCCGCTTATCAAAAGAACCTGAAGATGGCTCCGCTTGTTAAAAAGCTTGCTATGTCAGGTAAGAAAGGTGACAAGCTTCACATTCCAAAGCCCACTCGTGGCGATGCGAATGCTAAAGCGGCTGACACTGCGGTTACTATCATCGCAAACACCGAAAGCGAATTGACAGTTGATATCGACCGTCACTTCGAGTACTCACGTCTTATCGAAGACATCGTAGAAGTTCAGGCTCTTTCTAGCCTACGTCAGTTCTACACTGAAGATGCGGGTTACGCGCTTTCAGTGCAGGTTGACAATGACCTTCACGCGGCGGGTACTGGTTTTGGTGATGGTGGCGCTGTGGTATTTAGCCCAGCGGCTACTGACTATCAGCACACTGGTTGCTTCTTTAATGACAACGGTACTACTACTCAGTACACCGATGACACTATGGATGCAAGCGACGTGTTTACTGATGCTTTCTTCCGCGACATGATCCAGAAGCTTGATGACAACAACGTACCTATGGACGGACGTTCGCTTGTTATTCCTCCTTCTGTTCGTAACACCATCATGGGTATTGACCGATACGTGTCTTCTGACTTCGTAACTGGTCAAGCTGTGAACTCCGGTCTTATCGGAAACTTGTACGGTGTAGACGTTTACGTTTCAGCTAACTGCCGAACTATCGAAGCGGCGGCTGACAACACAGCGTCTTCTATCGACACTCGCGCGGCACTTCTGTTCCACACTGACGCTATCGTTATGGCAGAACAGCAGGCTGTACGTTCACAGACTCAGTACAAGCAGGAATACCTTTCGACTCTGTATACGGCTGACTGCCTGTACGGTGTTCAGGTATACCGTCCTGAAGCTGGTTTCGTACTCGCAATCGCTGAGTAATGATACCTGGCCCCCTTCGGGGGGCTTTTCTTCTTCTATCTGCTATAGGAACCTCAGATGTCTAACTACACTAAGACCACAGACTTTGAAGCTAAAGACTCGTTGCCGACGGGTGATTCGGGAAAGATCATTCGGGGTTCTGAATTTGAAACCGAGTTCGATGCAATCTCTACAGCTATTGCAACTAAAGCAGATACCGCAGGGCCGACATTTACCGGAACCCTGACCTTTGAAACTATTTCTGATGGAACCATTGGTGTCACTGCATTCGTTGACGAAGACGATATGTCGTCCGACAGTGCAACTCTGGTTCCTACACAGCAGTCCGTAAAAGCTTACGTTGACGCGCAAGTCACTGCACAAGACCTAGACTTCCAAGCTGACACTGGCGGTGCGCTTAGTATCGACTTGGACTCTGAATCACTGACCTTCACAGGCGGCACTGGTATTGATACGTCTGGTTTAGGTAATGCTGTTACCTTTGCTATTGACTCTACCGTTGCCACACTAACTGGCACTCAGACGCTTACCAATAAGACTCTGACTACGCCTGTTATTTCAAGCATTAGCAATACAGGTACACTAACGCTCCCAACATCAACAGATACACTAGTTGGTCGAGCGACTACAGACACTCTTACAAACAAAACATTAACGTCACCTGTTATCAGCACAATCAGCAACACAGGTACGATTACACTTCCGACCTCTACAGATACGCTGGTAGGTCGTGCAACCACTGACACACTAACTAACAAAACGTTGACATCTGCTGTACTAAACACAGGTGTATCAGGTACGGCTGTACTTGATGAAGACAACATGGCGTCTAACTCAGCTACACAACTAGCTACTCAGCAGTCAATCAAGGCGTATGTAGATTCTCAGGTTGGTGCTAATAACGAACTGTCTGAAGTTCTTAGTAACGGTAACACTACTGGCGGTACAGACATTGCTGTAGGCACAGGCGATGATATTACCTTTGCTGATTCTTCTAAGGCTATCTTCGGTGCTGGCTCTGACCTACAGCTTTATCACTCAGGAAGCCACAGTTACATCATTGATAACGGAACTGGCGACTTAAAAATTTATGGCGCAAATATAGAAATAGGCAATACTTCTGGTGTTAAAAACCTGTTTGCAACAAGTGGCGGAGCAACAGCTCTTTATTATAATAATGCCGCCAAACTAGCCACCACCTCCACAGGCATCGACGTAACGGGTACTGTGACTGCTGATGGTTTGACTGTTGATGGTAATGCAACATTTACTACTGCGGACAACACTGCACAACTTACTTTAGTTTCTACAGACACAGATGCCTTAGTAGGGCCACAGCTTAATCTTTGGAGAAACTCAGGTACTGGAACAAACGGCGACTTAATTGGTGAAGTTACATTTACTGGTGAAGATACAGTCGGTTCTACAAACACCTTTGCAACTATTTCTGCTATTGCAGAGCAGACCAACAATGGTGCTGAAGATGGGTCGCTTCATTTTAAAACTCTTCTTAACGGTACACTAGCAAATCGACTTTCTATAGGGGGTTCGGCTGGCGACATCAGCTTCTACGAAGACACGGGTACGACTGCGAAGTTGTTCTGGGATGCTTCTGCGGAGTCGTTGGGTATTGGTACTAGCAGTCCAGATACTCAGCTTACGTTATACAAAGCTAGTACAAATGCAGACGTAAACTACGCAAAGATGCGTATGGATTCTTGGGGTGGCAGTA